GCCATTGCTGCATCATCATCTGCTGCATTGCGATCTCTGCGGCGTTGATCTACTTCTGCATTACCATCGCCTCGTCCTCTGGTTGGTGCTGCTGTTGGTGACGCTGGTGCTGCTGTTGGTGACGCCGGTGCTACTGGTGCTTGACGATTCACTGCTGTATCACTTGTTGTGGATACACTTGGTGCTGCATCTGACCCTTGTGGTGCTGCCATTGCAGGCGCAGTTGTTTGTGCTTGTGGAGGAGTGCTGCCTGGTGTTTGTGCTGCACGTCTATCTAATTCTGCTCTTGCTTCTTCTGGTGACACTAAGCTGCGGCCGCTTGTACCGTCTGCTGCTCGTTGTAGGTATGCATCGTTGAAATTTGAAAGATCTCTTTCAAATAATACAGCATTATATAAGTTAGTTACATCAATTAAATTTCGAATATCACTCACGCTGTTTCTCCTTTAGGTGCTCCTGCCATAGGATCAATCTCGCGTTCTTTACGAGCTACTTCTAATTCCTTTAGCAGATTCATTATGCGGCTATCGCCTACTGAATGTTGCGCACTTTCGCCACCCATGTCTTCTGTAGCTAACAATGCTTCGTATGGCTTGTCGTCTTTAGATGCTTCTTCTTGTGCAAGCTCAAGCGGCTCGCCTTCTGCACGTACAATAAGACGATCGTGTGTAACACTGCAATTGTCAACCAAATACTGTGCAAGTACTTGACTAGTTGCAGGATACTTTAATTCTACTTCGTAGTGTGTAACTTCCATGTTTTGTAATTTTGGAAAGTCTAATGGTCTTTCGCTAATAGGAGTTGTTTTTCCAGCACTTAGATTTATTACTTCATATTTGGCTAGATTAGCTTTCATATGATCTACAAAATGCTCTGGTAGCTCTCCTGCTACACGGACTTTAAATTTATAAGTCTTTGCAGACTCAGTTAAAAATTCTTTAAATGATTTCATGACATGGGTTCCCTGTTATACTTATTTATCCATGTTTTTAAGTTTTTCGAGCAAACTGTTGCGGTCTGTTACTACGTAACCATCGCCGTTTACTACGTCACCATCTGGATTTGACTTCTGATCAATTGCTTGTTTTTTAAGTTGTAGCTCAACCATCTTTAATTTATTATTAAGTTTTGCAACTTTAGCATCTAAACCTGTTTTAAGCATGCCGCCTGCAACTTCAAATACTCTACTTGCATAACGACTTTCGACATTCATTCCTAAGTCCATTAGATCATCATATGATGCTAATGCTTTTTCAGCAATCTCGTTGAGCTCGTCATCAGCTAAATCGCCAAGTCCTTTTACTCTTGGTAGTGCTGCTGCAATTTTATCAAACTCTGCAATATCGCGAAAAGTTTCTTGCTGTTCTACAACAGCAACTTTTGCTCTACTTTTCTTTTCTTCTACTTTTGCGTCTGCGACTATTTCTTTAGAGTCGGGCAAATTTAGTAATTCTTCAAGTTTTTTTGTCATGCAGGCATGGTCCTTAATATACACACTTATTTAGCGTGTTATCGTCTGCCGCCGTGAAAAATGTCGTGTTCGGTTACAATGCGAAATTTAATACCGTTTTGTTTACAGTATGCGTTTGCTGCTTCCCATTTAGCTTGATTAACTACTGCGTGTAGTTGGTTGTGGCGACTGCGGCCAGCTTCTTTTAGACTAGTTTGATTTGAAGGCTTAACTTCAATAAGTTCGACAAACTGTTTGCCAGTTTTATCTACATACGCAATAAAGAAGTCTGGTACATATATTGTGTGTTTGCCACTTAGCGGATTACGATAAGGGATGCGTATTGCTTCGCTTGCCCATTGTGTAACGTTTGGGTTTTCATCACAGAATTTCATAAATGCAAATTCCCAACCTGATCTATATGTTGGAACTTTGCCACCTATATACTTTGCAGGGTTTTTACAATTAAATTTACCTTGTGCAAACCTTGACATATTATACCGCTATGTTTCGCTTTTCCAAAGTATTTGTAGCAGTGGTATTTTTGAATCCGAGTACACTTGTGTTTAATCTGTTGTAATTTAATACTTCTGCTACAACTGCACTCAGTTTTGCTTCATCAAAACCTTTAAGAGTATCTAATAATACAAAAACTTTTATACCATCTAATTTTGCTTGTTGTAATAAAATGCTTCCTGTGCTAATTGCTGCTGCTTTTTCAAAGCCTCTTTTTTCAAAAAATGCAATAACGGCATCTACTTCATTAGATGCAAACTCTAACTTTCCAGTAAAATACTTGTCAAAGAATGCAGTTACACGTTTATCGTTTGTTTGTATAGGCGTCGGTAAACTACTATTAATCATTTATAATCCTAATTGTCTTTCTAATGCAGCCATAGCATTTGGATTGCTTCTACTTGCTTCATATGCAGCTCGTCCTTCAGCAACCGAGCCGCCACCTGCTGCTTGGAAATTTTTAATTGCTTGACGCTGTCTTGCACTATCTAATGCTGCCGGATTGTTTCTAAGGAATGATGCCGATGACGCTACTGCTGAAACTATTCCGACGCCTGCTGCTGCAATTAATAAATCTTTACTGCCGCCACTACCTGCATTTTTAGGAAAAAATGTTTGTGCTACTCCGCTTACATTTATTCCAGTAGCTCGACCTATTGCACCAGTTAATATATTAAACCCTTCTTGGCGTATGCCTTCTTTGGACAAGTTTCTAACATTGCCAATTAATTGAGCGCCTTGTAATACAGTAAGAAGCGGGTTATTATATGCTTCTCCGCTTGCAATAAATTCATAAAGATCAATTGCTCTAGATATTGTTCCACCTAACCCTAGTTTGCCGCCACCTTCTAATGATATAGGACTTGGCGTAGTGTCGTAATGATCTTGACCAAATCCAGCCGGCTCGCCTTGACTACCTGTAGTAACGCTATTTTGATTATAAAATACTGCTTCGTATGCTACTTGAATAGTGTTACTCATAGTGCCAGCGCCGTCGCCATTATTAACATCGTCATGCGCCCAACTTGTTAAAATTGGATTAACTAGTGTGTAAGTAGTATATTCGCCTCTTGATAATAAACTTATTTTAATACTTTTGAAGAACGGTACTCCGGGATTGTTTACATCCATACCAAACTTGTAATTGTTGCGTGATTCGCCTTCGTATGTACTGTGAGGGTTTACAGCATACGCTCTGCCACTATCTTTTTGTTGGTTGCCGTCTGCAAAGTAATATCTATAATATGCTTGTAGTAGTGCAGTAGTAATACCTTCATTGTCGTCATGGAGTTCTATAGTTACTGGTTCGTAACTAATAGATGTTTGTACATTTTTTACTCTATTATATTTTTTCTTTGTTTCTACGTTAGCAGTAAATTTAGGCAAGTCTGCACGTTTTACTAACATGCCTATTTCGTTTAATGTAGACCCTTGAAATAGTTTAGGTGCAATACCTTTTGCAATATCTGACATTTCAAATTGTACATGATAAAGAAATTTAGTTTTCGGCGCAAGGGCCATATCTCTATCAACGTAGAGTCGTGAGGCATGCTGCCAATCGGCCATATTGCCTTTCGGACTTAATATACCGTTACCTATTGAATCTAATAAACCATTAAACTTATTTGCCATACAAATATTTATCCTTTAGTATTAAGTACATATATAAAGGTAAAGGGAGCCGAAGCTCCCTTTTGTAGTTAGACTAAATGAAAATAGTATTAAACGCCGCCGCCAGTAACAGAAGTGTTAACTGTACGTCCGATTGCTGTTCCAATACCAGTACCTTGTGGGCTTTGGATTGCATTGTCATAACGGATGTTTAGTGTAACACTAACTGGATCAGTTGAGTTAGAATATGCTAAACTGTTATAGTTTGCACTTTCTACATAACAACCATACAACTCAAATGTTTCTAATACATTAGGAGTATTAGCACCGTTGCCGCCGTCTAAGATTTCAATACGTGTAACAAACTTGTAGTCTTGACCGCTTGCTGCACTTGACTGCTCATAGAAGTCAAATTGCTTTTGAAGTTGTTCACCAACAAGTTTTTGCACGTTGTTGTTAACATCTTCACGCAAGTTAAGTGTAATTGGTTCCCAGCTATGCTTACCAGCAAGGTAAACACGTGAGTTATACACGTCAATAGTCATTTGTTCAAAACTTACATTAGGACGAGTTACGTCAATAACTTGTTTTGTAAGTTCTGTAGTTGGTGTACTAACACCAAAGTTTTCCAGTGACACTCTAAAGCGGTACTGGAGTTTTGGCATTAACAATCCCTGACTGCTAGCGGAATCTCCGCTAGCTAGTGGAACTGTAATTTTTGATAATGTTGAAATAGCCATTTAGTCTGCTCCTGTTTCTATATGTATTTAGCGTTTAAAGTCCTGCAATCTCACCGGTGTTTTTCAAGCGTAGTGGGATGTAGATAAATTCAACTGCTTTAACAGGTTCAATAGCAATATCTAAATATAGTTCATTTCTATCAATTCTGCTTGGTGTGTTATTTGATTCATCACATACAACTAGGTAATCATAAAGACCACGTTGACCGACTAACTCAAGTAACAAACTTTCTGCTGCTTGCTTAATCTCATTGCGTGTAATAGTATCATTAGGCTCAAAGATGTAAGGTTTAGCAAGTGTGTTTAGCTGACTACGTAAGTAGATAACCAAACGTGCTACGTTAATACGATCCAACGCACTTGCACCTCTTGCACGAGTCTTCTGACCAAAGTTAACTAGACCAGCACCACTAATGAA